TCTACCAAGGTTTGTTACAGTATTAGCCTCATCGTATTTCTCAAGAGGCATTAGTAGCATCTTGTTTTGTACTTCTGCGTGGTGTTTACCCATATCTTCACGGATTAACGCTCTTAGGTCTCCAACACCGTCATCAATTTTAGCCATTTCTAGCGCAATTTCTGAAAACTCAAACAAATGAGCAACGGTTTTTGGGCTTGTAAACAAGGTTGTGTATTCTGGTGTAATAGCCGGAATATCATTTCCTGTTCCTAAAGAAGCATTTTCTGCAACAGCACCAATTAAATCTGCTCTTGGTGTTGCAGTACCTCTTGTTGTTCCTACTCCTGAACCACCAAGAGCAAAAGTAGAACCGCTTCCACCTTCTGCTCGGCTTTTCAAGATACGCCATCCACTTGATGTATATGGTCTCTTAGGTAGTATAGCCAAAGCATTAACTTCTTGGTTAAGCATAGACCATACTTTTTGTCCGTATATTTTGTTGTATAGTGAAGATAATCCACTAGCACCACTCATAACTGATGTTGAAGCATCGTGAGCAGTATGTAGCCCACCAACAACACCTGCGCTCTTTAATAGAGCATTTCCTGTACCGCCCCTAATTCCATAGGAAGCAGCCTCTAAATCTTTCATTGTTTTAATATATCCACTCATTAAACTCACTCCTCAAATTGTGCTACATAATTATTTATTTCATTCCAAGACATTCCACTAACATCAGGTACATCAATTTCCATTGTTTGTGCCTTTGCTATTGTTTCTGTTTGTTCTGAAAGAGACTTTCTCAAGGTAGCAAACTCTTCTTTAAGTGCCTCAACTTCATTTTTAGCATCATATTCGCTTCTAGCAACACTAGCCTTACGGACAGTTGTTTCTTCTGCGAATCGTTGTGCGAATTGTTTCTTTAGAGAATCATATGCCATTTTCTCTAATTGTTCCGCTTTAAACGCTTCATACGCTTTTTCTACATTACCTGTTGAAAGGTCTAAAGTAGAAAACTCATCGTCATTCCACTCTTTATATAGAGAACCTAGTTGACCTGCTTGTTCATGCTTTTTGCCTTGTGTTTCTTCACCTGCACCTGCATTTTCAACAAATCCTTCTGGCCCTGTTCTGCCTTTCATTTCAGTATCAGAGTAACTCATTTCAACATCATCTTCTTCTTCATCAAAATCTGCTGCTTCTTTGTCTTTACCCATTTCTTCTAATGATTCATCCATCCCATCCATATTTTCAATGTCTAGTTCAGGTTCATCACCCTTTTCTTCTTCTTTCTTAAAATCGTTTAATTGACTCATAAAGCCATTTAACTCTTCTAACGCTTTTTCCAATTTTTCACTCATTTTTTCTTTCTCCTCTTTTAAAATATCAAACTTTGCTTCTGGATTTATACCTTTCTCACAAACTGTTACCTCATGGAGTTCTAACTTGTCAATTTCATTATATTCGCCTAATTCTTCACTAGTCTTTTTTCTTTTACTTAAGGCTTGACCACCTATACTAAATGAACGCAATGTTCCTTTTCTTATACCTCTTGAAATCTCTTTTGCTTTTTCTATGTCATCTCTTAATTTAATAACAACATAAAACCCTACATCATCTACTTGTGTTCTATGGAGATTACCATGTTTATCTCTATATTTTTCTATTACATCTCCTACTTGAACATTTGAATGATTTGACATTACATTTCTATATTTAGGGTCTTTCATGTATTTAACTACTGCTTCTTCTAATGCTTTTAATGTGATTAAATCATTTTGTTTATCTACTATTTCTATTGAAGCATAACCACCAATAACTAAATCATCCGATTTAAGTATATTAAACTCAGTATCTTCCCCTGACTTCAACAATATTGCTTCGGACACAACGGCACTTCCACACTTTACTATATTAACTCAGCGACATTAATCAATTTGCATGGTTAATTTTTTAAACCTATCTTGGGTAATATCCCATAAATCTTCCTTATCAGACCTTTCTAACATTGTTTGTTTTATTCCTGTCCAAGCAAGCCATGTTTTCTGGTTTTTAACAGGTATTACTCTCATATGTAATCTAGTATCAAACTTATCACCTTCTAATTTATATTCGTGATAACCATGCTTTTGCACACCAAGTAGTATTTTACCACTATCAATTAAATTATCCTTTTGTACGCTTCTAGATATTTCAGCAGGGTATTTACCAGATTTACCAAATAAGTTATAAATGTCTTTAGTTGAATCAATGTTTATAGTCCATGCTATTGTTTTATCTTTATATTCAATTATTAAATCTAAATTATCATCTTTTCTATCATATATTTTAAATGAACCATATCTGTTTTCATTTTCATCTTTATCTTTAATTATCAATTTACTATTAGCAGCAAACTTTTGTCTACCAATAGGAATAAAGGCATCCATATCATTCATCCAATTTTTTAATTTTTTAGGTTCATTATCAAATAATGCTTCTGTTAATTCTGAATCATCTTTAACTAAAAACTCAAATATTTCTTTAATGTGTAGTCCTTCTTCTTTAGGGTCTTTATCTTGAAGGAATTGTTTTATTTTAACTACTGCTTCTCCAGATTTGGCTTTATTTATTTCAGATAATTGGTCTTTCCATAAATCCATATCAGCAATAGCATTCTTTTCCATTAGACTATCTCCCACTACTCCATATACATTAAATCCTTCATAATCAGATTTTAATAATATTTCAGCAGTACCGTGTATTCCATCAGTAATAGTATATTTCAAAAGTGCTTCTTCAACATTATACTTTAATGACTTTCTACCATCTTTAGCAAGTAATTCTAAAGTAACTACTTTTTCAGGTGTTTCAACTTCTGGTATCTCAATTACTTTTGCTGAGTATAAACTAAAGCCCTTCCCTGCCCTTCTGACTTCATCAACTTTAACTCTAACAATAGAACCAATATTCACATTCTCTTTGGTATTCAATGCTTTACCTACTTTCAAATATGTTTTACCTTCGTATTCTGTACCATCATATGTCCTAGTATCTTCTCCGTTTAGTGGCCCAATTCCAACAGTATAGGAGTATAAATTAGATTTTGTTTTTCTTTTTTCTAACACTATAACATCTAAGTCAACAAACTTCTTGTATTTAATCCACTTAGGATTTTTCTTAACTCCAATGTAATAGGTAGATTCTATATCTTTGATGACTACTCCTTCTGATGTAGGAGATTCCATAATATCTTTAGCATACTTACTAATTTCCTTTAATGAGTCTGCCGTTCTAGTATTCTTTTTATTAGGAAACTCTAATTCATCTTCTGAATGTTGTGCTAACTGATATTGTAATATGTTAATTCTTTCTCTAAGCGGATTATCCGCATGACTAGAACCATCGTGGCTCATTATATCAAATACTTTAGC